GGCACAGATGGCACCAGAGGCACCGATGGCACCGATGGCACCGATGGCACCGATGGCACCAGAGGCACCGATGGCACCAGAGGCACCGATGGTAACACCAGAGGCGTCAGTCACAACTCCACAGGTTGAGATGTATATGAAATCACCATATGCCGAGCTTTAAAAAATGAATTGAACATTAAGTAATGGACGTGAAACGCTTTGCGATGCGTCTCAAAATGCACAAAGTACGAGGCGGAGTTGTACATCACTGTGCCCTTTTTCAGCGCGCTATTGAGACTCAGGGCATCAAGACTCGTGTTGTGAAAGGCGTATGTCTCGTCCCACGGACGCGCGAGCTCTGTGAACACTATTGGGTCCAGTCCGAGGACGGACTCAACTTTGATATCGGCTACGAAGTTGGATGTCTGTACTCACCTGAACTTCATGCAATCGAAACCATTTTGTTGCCCGAAGCGCCAGAAGGATTCGCGAAACCGGATTCCGACCCAGAAAACACAAGACTCTTTGAGTTGTATCAGACGGACCCGAAAACATTTTGGTTGGAAACACCTCACGATGTTCGCAGTTTCAAATAAAATATCACAATCAATTATAAATGGCTGCCACGAATCGTAATATTATTATTCTGCTTACGAGTGCAACACTGTTCACAAACTCAATTCGTGAGATGTATCGTACCGGAAAGATGTGGTCGACCCGTTTTATGTCCATCTTCCAGATTGTTCTCGCATTCGCACTGATGATGTTCCTCAGAGCAGCTTGAAAAAAAAATAGTTTAGACAAGTATAAATGAACAACGCAAATAACAGTTCGAAGTTTCTGAGCGCGACGATTGGCGGTATTCTTCTTATGCTGTTCCTGTCTGGTGTGTTTATGGTGGTTGAGGCTGGCAAGCCAAACCCGGCCGACCCGAACAAAAAATGGTTCGGTACCGCATATCTTATATTTGCAGCACTCCTTGGTATGTTTTATATTTACAACAATCTTTCCCGAAACAACAGCGGCGGCTATTAAATGGGAAGTCATTGAGCGCATTTTCAAGTCTCAGAGTGCAACATGGTCGGTCGTTACAAGGGTGGGTGTCACCGAGAGCGTCTGAGACAAAGTCGCAAATAATTCAGGTGTACGTGCCGTATCAAAACCAATCGACGTCCGAATGCCGAGTTTTTTGGCCGTCAGTACAACATCCTGATTCGCCCCCAGATACACGAAAGACCATCCGTCACGTGTCTGGCGCGACTCAACCAAGTCCTTGATATGACCCGGTGTATATTCGACCGACGAGTTTTCGTCACCATCCGTAAGAATAATCACAGTCGTATCACGAGGAAGATTCAATTTCAGGACGTGGCCCATCGCGTCAAGCAATGCAGTTGACCCACCAGGCTCGAATGTCTCGCGTGTGAGCGGCACGACATTATCAATCGGCACATTTTCATAGACGGTTAGGATTTCGTAATCAAACTGGTAAAGGGAAATAGTTCCACCGAGTGGCTTTTGAGACTCGACAAAACTGTTATAACCGTCGATCGTGTCGTCGCGGCACGTCTCCATCGAACCGGAACGGTCAAGCAAGAATACGCGAGTCGCCATACTGTATCCTCCTCGCGTTGTTTTAAAACACTTGAGCGTTGTTTGTGTACGTATGCATGAAAAAGTTGCCGAACTCCTTCAGCGGTGTTACGATGAACAGCGAACCCCTGAATGGCATGCTCTGCGTGGGACAATGCTTACCGCCAGTGACCTCGCAACAGCCATCGGAGACAACCCATATGAAACACCCGACGATCTCATTGTCAAAAAGTGTGGCTTCAGACACTGGAATGGAAATGCAGCCACGGCACACGGAACTTTGCTTGAACCCATCGCTCGTGACTTGTATGACGCTCGACACAATCAAAAATCTCATGAAATTGGTCTTGTGCAACACCCCGTTCATAAATGGCTCGGCGGCTCACCCGATGGAGTCACTGAAGCAGGGCGACTCATTGAAATCAAGTGTCCGATGACGCGTAAAATCACACCTGCCGTCCCAAAATATTATCTGCCCCAAATCCAGTTGTTGCTCGAGGTGCTCGATCTCGAGGTGTGTGATTTCATCCAGTACAGACCGGCGTCCGAAAAGAACGTCGAGGAGTTTGTCGTCACAGTGGTTGACCGGGACCGTGTATGGTTTGAACGAATCCTGCCAAAGGCAAAGGCGTTTTGGGATCGGGTCATTCAAAAGCGCAAGACGGGTCTGTGTGAGGTGCTTTCGGATGATGAAGTGACCTCTAAAGAATACATATGTGAGATATTAGAAGAGAATGAAGTGTCCGGCGTGCCTGCGGAACAAGGGGATACAGTTGATGTGCCGGGAGTGCCGTAGAAACTTTTGTACCGGATGTATTCAACTTGAAGTGCACGCCTGTCCGTGCATCAAATCAAAGATTGTTTTTGAAAAGGAGCGCCTCGAGAAACAGCTCATCAAGGTTGAGGCTCCTAAAGTTTTGAAGATTTAGCACACAAAAAAATACCCTCTGCAATACTTCCATCCACCACTTCATATCCAAACATGTGGAGCATTTCCAGACGGCGACGATATTTCACAGTCTTATCGAGTCCAAGCGGAACCGGGTTTACAGTCTGGGGATGCTGAGAAACTATACTAAATGTGTACAGTGGTGGCATTTCTGACGTTCTCTGACGGATACATTTCACGTCACGGGCCCATCCAATGACTTTACTATCCTTATTCAAAATCGAAATTCTTATTTGATTTTGAGTAAGAAAATGGTCAAATTTAGAACGGCGCGTCTGACCCTGCCAGACGCACGCTTCAACGTTTTCGTACATGTCGCTGTGCATCTTGCCGAGTGTGATGAAGATGCGCATTGTGTGTCTCTTGCATATGATGTGTATTCTTTAATCAAATTTCTTGCGGAGCGCGAGCACGATGACGAGCAAACCCATGGCGATAATAATCGGCCAGAGATTGTCCCGGAACATATCACTGGAAATATAGTTCCGGCCGTCCGTGTACGTCACCTCGCGTGACCACGAGGTTGTGCCGTCGTCAAACTGGTATTTGCGCGCCGGAAACATAAAGGAAGTTGCCGGGTTTACGCCACCGGTCATGGCAGCCATAGCCGGCGCACGAAACACGTGCTTTGGTGTGAAATGATCATCGTACTCTGGGGTTTCGTCTGGAACAACCGGCTCCTCGCGCGGCATCATCCACGGCAGCGCCTCGGTTGACTTGTGGCCGCCGTTGTACGAAACGCCAAAAGTACCGGTTGCTGTGTACGGATTGATACGATCAATGGACAGTTCATCGATTTCAAGGAGCTCAGTCATGTCTTCTATTGTTGACCGATATTTTTGTCCGCGTACGTCCTGGTCTGGACCTTTTCTTTGTGCCGGAGCCACATGTCGTCCAGGTCGACATTGAGCATATAGGCCAACTGAAAGAGATACGAAAAGACATCACCCATCTCGGTCGTAATGTCCGTGCCGCGATCCTTTTTCAGTCCCATCTTCTTGAAATTCCGTTGGTACTGACGTATTGCCGATGCGAGCTCACCAATCTCTTCTGTGAAGAGGAGCCAGACTGTGCTGACCGGCGCCTTGTCCCAACCTTTCGTACGACACAACTCGTACGTCTCGTCTTTGTAAGAATTCATCTTGTATTTTACACGCCGTGTTCTTTTATTAGTCAACCTGAGATGTGATGGCGTCGCTCACCTCTTTTGGTGTGAACACGACGAGCGCAATAAACAAGGCGACGAGCTCAATCGTACACCGCAAACGTTCCGTCTCGAGCTCGCTCATGTTCTTTTTGATGGCCCACTGGGCACTAATCAGGCGGGACAGACGATCGATGATGAAGAAGATGATGAAACCGTAGGCAATCTGTCGTCCTGTCTGCATTACTTACATGGAAGAAACTTTTCGGGTCACATGGGCCATCTGGTTCGACAGCTTTACGTGCCACTGGTGGAGCACGAGCACCTGGAACAAGAGTATGGTCACGCTGAGGCCGAGTGCCACGAACGGTAGCCACTTGAGCCACTTTGGTGTCTGCTGTTCATCTTCCATTACTTGAGGCTTGTAATTTTTCTGGACAGGTTGAGAAAGTCGGTCGAGTGCTCAATGTGCCACGGGTACAGCACCGTGAGCGCAAACATGAACGACAGGAGCGAAACCATCAACACCGCAACCGGAACCCATTTCGTCCACTGTGGAGGTTCGTCGTTCATTTGATAACGGGGTAGAAAATTAACCCATCGTCGGATACATCTTCTTGAACGCCTGGATGGTCGTGCGACACATCGGACATGCCATGGTTCGTGCGCGGCCGAGACACGCCTCGCATGACAAATGACCACACGGGTCCAAAAACGTGTCAACCATGCGCTCCATACATATTGAGCACGTAAACTGACTGTACTTTCGGGCGTTTGTGTTCATGAGTATCTGCTCCATAGCCTTGATTTCACCGTTCAATTCAGATAGTTCGTCGCGCAACGTCTCAAACCCACACGTCTCTTTGAAATGCTGTACTGTATTGGAAACATTCTCTTGAAGTTCTGGTGTATTTAGGACGGTCGATGCATTCTGAAGAATTGAAATATCACTCGACATGCGAACAATCTCAGCCTCTTTGAGTCGAAATGCCACAAGTTTTTCTTTGTACTGATGTTTGTACCGACCGAGCGTCTCTTCAAACTGGACCCAGTCCTCCGACAGGGTCA